GGGACTTTGTCGCCCGCTCCATCATCAACAAGCTCATTGCAATACTGGCTAATTGCAAAGAAGTCGTACTTATCTAGCGTTGACTCTGGGACACCAGCACCGTAACGCTCACTAATCAGCAAGTCGTATAAACACCATGCTGGATCATTTGTCCATGTCGCAGCTTGGAATGTGCCATCCCAGATGCCGGAATACGTCAACCGCCCAAGATGCGTTGTCGTATCTACCGTCGCGTTACTTGGAATCTTGACCTTGATTCCACGAATTAGATATTTACGACTTGGAATGCTGCTGAACTGGCGGGCATCAAACCGCAAGCCAACTAATGCTGAGTTTGGGTAGCGAAATTTATCATCAATAATCTCAGTGAAACTTTGAAAAATTGTTGTGCTGGCCCGTTTTTGGCTTGTTTCGTCGGCGCTGACACGCACCATCCGCACATCAACAGGGAAACTGCCAGTTAAGTTGACTAAATAATCTCGTTGATAACGGTTGCTGCTTTTACCACTAATAGTGTCAGTAATAACGTCGTTATATCCGCCGCTGTTGTACTGAATCTGAATTTTAATTTGAACGCTGTTACCAATAACGTCCCCGTCGTCCTCTAACACCTGTAATGCTGGAATCGTCAGCGTGACACGCAAGCGATCGACATCTGTATCTGTAATGCTGCGAGTTACTGATGTGTCTTTTTCAACCTCAACACCAACGCTTGTTTCTCGCTCTGTTGCATTAAATGGCCCAGGAAGATGAGTCTGGGCTTGCGTTCCAACACGGGTAACAACACTAAAACCCTCGAAGTTGTTGGTGCCGTCAGCGGCTTGAATTGGTGTGTCGTCTAAGAAGATACTTTTGTTGCCGTTCTCAAGGCCACCAATTTCGCCTTCACTAATTACATCAAGAACGTTGGCAAACTGTGTTGACTGGAGCGTATCGTCCGCCTCAGTTGGCGTACCACCACCGCCACCACCTTTACCGCCACCAGCACCAACAACGTATTTGGTCTGAGTCATGCCTGCACCTGATCAACGTCAAGACCGCTGGATAGCACTGCTGATCCAACAAACAATCGCCCGTAAGCGATAGGCAGCGCCATACCCTGGCGCGATGTATTGACTACGTTAGAGAAGGTGAACGACTCCAGCTGCACCGATTCCTCAATTGAAGTTGGCTTAGGCTGCGGCGAGATTGCTTGAGCAATTCCAGATAAAGTCAAATAAGCACCAACTTTTAATAAAGCAATAGATCCGATTGCCGCTCCTGAAGCCCCAGCCCCAATACCTGCAGTTCCAAACGCTCCTGCAAAAGCGCCAGTTGCGCCAAAAGACACCGCCGACAAACCAATTAAGGCAATACCAGCAAGAATTGAACCAGCACCACGCCCCGCACCAGCAACAACAGGTGTAATGCTAAAAACCTCTTTCTCGCTCCAAGGCATCACTAGGGGACTTAAATCATCAGTGATGTGCTCTTTACCAATAGCTACGCGATAACCAACGCCGTCTTTTTCGCTATCAATTAACCACTTATCTAATCCTGGAAAGTTGACACATAACGCTTTGATTGCTTGCGCTGGTGTCGCCACGTCAAACTCAAATCGACACTGGCCTAGCCGCTTCCTAAGTGCGCCGTAGACCTTAACGACTTTCATGCCTCAAGGCGCAAGCAGTGCTCTTTCCATAGTAACCGCCATACACATCCCTGCTAGACAGCCTGCCCTGCACATGATGCAGCACTTGTTGGTCCCCCAGATAAATCGCTGCATGGTTCGGCAACGGTGAAACCAGTTGCATCAACAGCAGATCACCGCGCTGCACTTCTTCAACCGGGATCTTATGAAAGCCCTCCGCAGCAAAGTTGTCCATATATAAGCTCTCACCACGATCCCAAAACTTGTCACGCCGGTCATAATCCCGCAACTCAATGCCGTACTCCCTTGCGTACCAATCACGCACAAGCGTGTAGCAGTCCACAACGCCGAATACAAACTCACGTCCCACATAAGGCAACTCAAAGCCCGCTGGCTCGTAATAGCCCCAGCCCTCAGTGTTGGGATTAACGATGAACCATGGCAGCTCTGACTTTTCGCAAGCCACGCGATCAGCTGTAGATGGCTCAGGGTTGGTCTTCGGATGGCTGTGAACAATAGCGATCACCTCGCCCTGATCTTCTACAACGTTCCAACCGCTAAGAATAAAGTGCTCATCTGGTGTTTCAGCAATGTTCTGGCACGGGAAATACTTGCGCCGTCCTTTGACAACAGCAACCAATCCGCAGCACTCGCGTGGGGTTTCAGCCTTGGCGTGCTCCAGAATCTCAGCCTTCATGGCTGCCGATAGACGCATCACTTGGTCAGACCTGCTCCAGGGAATGAGCCAAACGGTAGTTCAGCGTTTTCGCCAAACCGTAGCTTGCAGCTAGCCACTCGCTTGCCGCAAACGTCCTGAGCCAACGTGCTGACGGTGTTGCCATTGGCATCAAAGTAATTGCTACCGGTGTAGCTGCACTCACTGCTGCGGTACTTCCACTGGCAAACGTTGGCAATAATCTGACGACGTGGGATCTTCTGACCAGCTAGGTCAAACTTGCTCGCTAGTTCAAACGTTACGCTGTCTCGCGTCTCGCTCGACTTGCGGTCAATAAACCAACGTTCCTGCGGGAACTGAGCATTAGGGTCCGCTGCGCTTTCGCCGTCAAGATACTTTTTTAAAGTCCTGATTCGACGGACTTCCGCTCCACCAAGGTCATTCCCAGCTGTTGTGGCATTGACCGTCAATAGCAATGCTGAAATCGTGCTGCTGAGATTGCTGACAGCCAATGTTGGCCGAGGCAGCGTGCCGGTGTTTGTGTACTCAAAGCCATCAGCTTTGATAGGAACGCGCCTATAAATTTGGCTGTTGAAAACAATGTTGCCGGTCACATCGGCATTGGATCCCGCGTGAAAGCGATGTACGTCGTTGCTGCCATGCAACGCTGACTCCAGCCTTAGCTCAAATAGCTCGATAATTGCACTAGGGTTGATCTTGGCAAGCTCTTCATACGCTGAAGCAATACCTGTCCATACACAAGTGTTATCAGTAACGGTGTCGCCAATATCATTCGGCCAGCCCGGTTCTGTAGCCGCTGACGTACCAGCAGTCGTACAACGAAAGAACAGGCCAGATGCTTGCTCTGTTGTAGCGCGACGAATGTCACCAACAGAAAATGCGGTACTAGCGGCCCAGGAAGCAACAGCCATTACGGTTCAAATACTTCGCGGAAGGTTGCGTTAATTGTGGCGCGGTTCAAATAAGGAATCGACTTACTCCACTGCTCACAGACGAATTTAGAGCTGCTGCCTTCACCGGGTGGTGTGAAATCGAAACTTGCGTTATCAGCAGCCCGTGCATCCAAAAACGTTTCGATAGTGTCGGAATCAGTCTCAGACACTTCAAACGTCAGGTTGTAAGTCTTGGGGTTTTGATTAAGTCCGTAAGTCAATCTGGTTTCGTAGCCGTCACCGAACTGCACTTTCCGCACCACAGGGGCGCTGCTTTTTTGCACGCCATAGGTCGGTGTAATTGAAGGGAAATCAGCCATTAGCTAGTCAACAAGCCTCCAGGTCGTTTTTGCTTGATTAGTTCCTGTTGTACTGCAATGCCAATCGCCTTGCCAAGTTGCGCGGCTTGATCACCACTGCCCTCAACAGAAGAGCCAGAAGCATCAACGTTCACAGTCACACTAGCGCCACCGCCCATTGCATTATTTGGAACGATATTACCCTGCGCTCCAGGGACAAACATCTCTGGGCCACGCTCACCAACTAGGTAAGGACGACCCGCTGTAACAGAACCGCCGTTGGCACGCGGGGTAAAACCGCTTACATCGGTGTTTGCTCCAATGCCTGAATATTGCTCGATTAAGTTCAGACTCTTGGTGTTCATCGCGTTATGACCACCTCCCCCAGGGAAGAAACTCATAAACAGGTTTACTGCCTGCATCTTGATCTGAGCTGCAATCATTTGTGCAGCCATGTCCAAGAAGTGATCTGCTGTGCGTTGGAACAGATTTGCTAACGCTTCACGAGCAGTCATGCTTCCTGAAACAATACCCTTAAATGACTCACTAAACGCTCCACCAAGTGTTTCAGAAAGTCCAATTATTTGTTGAACTGGGCTCATCATATCGTTTATTTGTCCTTGCAACTCAGTCAAGTAATCAAGCAACTCTTGCCTTTCGCTCTTGGGCGCTAATGCTGCGGTTATCGCACCTTCCGCGTCTTCTTTTTTGCCGGGAAGACTGTCAATTTTGTTTAAAAGGTCGGCTAAATCTTTGTTTAACGCATCTAGTTCTGTGCCTGAAGCTCCTCTTGCTTTCGCTGTCAAAATAGCTGCTTTAGCAACCTCTAATTGCAGAACTAACTGCTCTTCTAACTTTTTAAAATTACGGTCCAGCTCTAGTTGTTGTTTTTTAAGTTCAACAGCTTGTTTAGCCGCAGCAGGCGTGCTGCCGTTGTTAATTAACTCGGCGTATTCACGCTCGAAGGCCACCTTGTCTTCGTTTTTCTGAATAACTTTGTCCAGCTGGTCGTTAGCGCGGTCAAAAGCTTTGTCAGCACGTTCTAGCTCACGATCTGCTCCCTTAATTGCTCTTTCAATAGCGCGTTCTTTTTTCTTGGCTAGTCGATCAGCATTCTTTTGTGTTCTTGTTGCTGCTGAGTTAGCTTTTTTATTTGCAGCCTCTATTTGATCGTCTCTTTTATTAGCTAGATCTTGAAGTTTTGTCTCTCTTTCAATATCAATTAACTTTGTGTCGGCACCTTCTTTTGCCTTTTTACTTATAGCTTCTTGCATAATATTTGCTTTTTCTAAGTTAAATATACGTGTGTTAGTTAAATCACCTTCTAGTTTAGAAATTGCTAAGTTATTTTTGGCGATTACATGCTCCGCAGATCCTGCGCGTGCTTTTTCAACCTTCGCTTCTAGTTGTGCTTCTTCTTCTGCACGAATTTTTCTCTGCAGTTTTACCATATCCGTTTCTATTCGGACTCGTTCCATACTTGGCATACCCTTAGTCCCTGCTTTTACCGAGGTAGCAGCAAGTTTTTCTTGTAGTTTTATTTGCCTAGGGTCTGTAGAAACTTTCGCCTCATTCAAAAGAGCGCCTATCTCCATAGTTTTAGCTATTTCTGCTACAATAGGCCCTGTTAACCGTGCTATTTGAGCTAGTACTTGTGTAGTTATTTTGGTTAGTGCATTTGCAAATTGAGTAGAAGCATCCCCAAATGCAGTAAGCGCTTCAACACCTTCGTCACCAACAACAAGAGCAAGCTGACTTGTTGCCGCTTCAAGTGCTACTTGTTTACCAGCAAGTTCTTCTAAGCTGTTTATCGCATCCTGGGTTGGGTGCCCCACTAAACCCAAGGACTCAACAATGGCATCAACATCAGCCGTTGCAGGGTTTAAAGCCGCTCCTAAAGATGCAGCTTTTGCAGCAAGTTGATCAAAGCCACCGCCTAAAACTTGAAGAGCAATAGACATTGGGCCAAAAGTGGACCCTGAAACAGCGCCTCCTAAAGCGCCTCCAAGCGCCATACCTGGACCGCCGCCAAACAGAAGCGGGAAGGCACCTGCTGAAACAGCAGAACCAAAACGTTGTTGGCTTGAAACTGGTTTTGTGCTTCGTTGCTTATTTTGATTTTTTGTTATGTTAGCTCGTCTTTCAAGTACCTTATTAAGCCTCTTCTCAAAATCAATTTCTCTATCAACAATTTGCATTGCTTTTCTTCTTTCAGCCCCATTTCTCTTGGTTTGTTGCAGCCGCAAGTCGTACTTCATATTTACTGCATCTACTGCCTTTCTAAGGCTGACCTCCGTCTCTACAGCTCTTTGCTGCGCTTCTTTATGGCTGCGTAAGGCAACATCAGGCCCTATTGGACTTGCGTGTTGAGTTAAACCTTGTTTTAAAATTCTTTGTCTTCTAATAAAATCAGCAGTAGCTTGTCTTGCTTTTCTGTTTCCTTCTTCTGTTTTATTGTTAAACTGTGTTTGTAGATGTAAGCGCTCTTTTGCAAGGTTAAATAATTTTTCTTCTAACTGAATAGCTTCTTGCTGTATGGCCTGTGCACGTTGCTGACGCTCCAGTCGTACTCCTCTAAGTAAATCTGCGCGTCTAGCGCTTTCCGCTTTTTTTAAATCACCTGTAAGTCTTATCTGCTCTTTTACTTGATTTTTCTCGTCTTGGCGTGCTTTTGATCTAGCTCTAAACCCGGATGAATCAAAAGTATCTAATTTAGATATTCTTTCAAGCGCTTGCTCAACAGCATCTAACTCCTTTTTAAGCGCTTTAATAGTATTTAGGTTTTTTACCGCAAGCTGAATATCTACGTCGTAGGCGGCCACAGCACAACACGTAAAGTCTTACGGCCCAGTCTACCGTGCGCCCATTGATCGTGCTCTGGAGCCGGTCTTAGCGTTTTGCACGGCTTTCTCTTGCTGCTCGTTGTGCAGCTCGAAGTAAGCGGCCCAGCCAATCAGCTCTTCTTGTGTCAGGTGTTGGGTTAGCTGCGCGACCGTGGTTCCTAGTTCCTTGGCAAGGAAATAGATGAAGTACCAATCGCTATTAGCTTTTCAAGGTTGCTTTCGCGTCCTCCACCTTGTTTTCTGCACCAGAAGACAGCATCGCTAGTTGGATGTCTTGCAGCACTGCAGCTTCTACAGCGTTTTTAAGCACTGCTTTTTCGCCGTCTTGGAATAGGCGTTTTCCGTCTGCGTCTAGTGCTTTTTCAATAAGCATTCCGAGCGCAAAATCGTTGGCGTCGTCAGAGCCTGCTTTTTTCTGAATGGCTTCGCGTTCAGCAATAGTAAGAGGGTGCCAATAAATCTCTAGCGCGATTTCGTCGCCATCTCTTACTTCGTGCTTGTATAGCTGACTGACGCCAAACTTATTACGGAGTAGCTCAGAGGCACGCATACAGTAGTAGCATTTATCTGAATATACTACACAACTGCTGTGAATTGGCAGGAGATAATCCCAATAAAGTGCGAACGGTCTTCTAACTCCAACGGAGTTGGGCCAGAAACGTCGGATACACGCGGAGCTACATTAAAAGTATCGCTATAGCCCGAAGCGTTGACTGAAGTAAGCCCATCAATAACCGCTTCGCTTATAGCCGATAAGACAGCCGTACCAGCAGATTTAGGCACGTAAACGTTGCACTGGATAACCCCAGAGTAGTAATCCTGGGCAGCCCCTTGGTTTTGTAATGTGGAGCGATTGAAGTTTATGGTCATCAAAATGTATTTTTTAGTCTTTCCAGGTACGGTGTAGCGCACGTTGTCGTACACCATAAGCACTGTGGCGTCAGCAGCTGAAACAGCGTCAGTAACTGCTTTTTCAAAAGCAGCGCGGGCATTTACAAGTGTCATAATTTAGAGCCTGGTGTACGAACCAAACACACTGCTACTGGATCCGGTTCTAGTAAAGATACGCCCAGGTGCTTTTTCTTTGAAGGTTTGTTGGACCAACGAACGCATTTCTCCCTGAATAAAGTTCGCTACTTTTGGTGATTCAAGAGCGTAACCTGCGTACTCAGCGGTGTTGCCTATATATACCGTTGGCTGACGTTTGAAGTTGAACTCTGGGACGGCAAAACGCGGTTTAATTTGACCCCCTACTGGTTTTTTGTCCGTGTGAACCCACTGGTTACCAATACTGCTCCAGGTAGTTGCTCCGCCAGGTGCGCGAGTTTCGTAAATTTTTGACCATGGGGCGTGGTCTTCTCTTTTATCCTCAGCACGGATTTTTTGGGTACCTGTTTTCCAGCTCGATGCAAAAAAGCCTGTGTCTACAGGACTGTTCTCTTTTGTGCTTAAGCCTTCAACAGTGAGCTGAATCAAGGCGTTGTAATCGTCATTAAGCTGACGTTCCAGGTCAGTGACTATTTGCCCGATACCCTTTTTGCGACCCGCCATTAGAACCTCACCTGAAGGATAAATAGGTACTCTTGATCGCCCTTGTACGTGCGAATGTCTGTAATCTGTGCAACGCGGTTTGACCCTGCATATTTGAGTGTGATTGTGTCCTCAAGTGTGGGTTGGCTATCGCCTATAAGATCCGGGGTTATGTAGAGCTTACCCTTGCGTTCTTCGCGACCCTCTTCTTCCTCGGAATCGACAAATTCGATTGGTGCGTCAAAAGAGTAAGACGTGTCAGTTGTTGTTAACGCTCCAGTGCTGGTGTTATACGTTGGCGACACCTTGCGGGTGTAAGTGATTGTCGTATCAAGGGATTTGCC